GAAGAACTGCCGCTGGTGTAGCTAGTAGTGGTTATTTTCTTGGAAAAGCTGGAGAAACAGTTTTTAGAAACCAAGTAAATAAAGCAGCTAGTAACTTAACTAAACCACAAATGATTGATTTAGCTAAAAAACTTGGTGTAGATGATAAAGCTTTAAAGGGAAGTAAAGCTGTTGTTGAAAAAGCATTAGGTGATAAAGTTAGAAGTAGTAACGCTTTAAATATTAGCAAAGCAATAAAAACTACAAAAGGTAAAGCGGCAAAGACAATCGGCTCAAAATTACTATCTTGGACAGGAAGAGCTGGCTCTAATATAGGTAAAGGTTCTAGAGGTGGCAAAATAGGAGCTGGAATAATGGCGGCTTATAGTATATATGATTTAGCTACTACTCTTTTAGGTGAAGACGAAGAACCAATGAGAGTAGAGGGGCTAGGTAGCGAAGACGTAAGAGAACTGGCAGAAATGTTGAGAGCACAAGGTCTTCCAACTGAATAATTTAACTAAATAATAATGGCATATTATCCGAGAACATATAGAAGTTCTCCTCAAGAGGTTAGACAAACTCAGCAACCTGAGCAGTTCCAACCTCGTTATGGAGCAGAACAAACAAGGTCTCTTATACAGAGAATGAGCAAGTTTCGTGGAAAACTGCATCCTCAACTTCAACAAGATTTAGAACAACACGCACAATACCATAATATACCCTTTTATACAGGCGAATTTAGTGCAAGCGAAGCTATTATGCAGCTTGCTAAAGGAGTATTCTCTGGTTTTACAACATTTAATGTAGGTAAAGCTCCTGATAATGAATACGAAGCTATAGCTAGAAGCGTAGGTCATTTAATTGGATTTGCTCCAGGTATGGTAGCTGCTCCTATAGGTAAGCTAGCAAAGATAGCTAGGCTTCCTGGAATGGCTGGTTGGGCTCAAAAGATGTCTAGTATTAAATCAATACCTATGCTTGGAGCTCAGGCTATAAGAAAGCGTGCAGAGAACATTGTATCTCCTATGGTTAAGAAGGCAGCTGAAGGAAAAGCTGGTGCTGTAAGTACTGTTGCTAGCTTTTTAAATAAAGGTGCAGCAAGGCATGTAGCTGAAGGTGCTTTTGATTTAGGTATTGCTAGTGGTCTTTCTTCATGGCAAGGCGGTATAAATGCTATGGTAGAAGGAACATTTCATGGTGCAGTAGCTGGTGGTGTTTTTAGAACTTTGGGTAATGCTATAAAACTAGGAGACCCTACAGCTACTAAATTAACCAGAGGATTAGCTGGTTCTTTATTTCAAGGATTATCAGCGGAAGCTAGAGGTGCTACTACTCCAGAGAAAGTATACGAGTATTTATTAGGTGGATTCTTTGGATTAAATGAGGTTCCTTGGCAGAAAGCAGGTGCAATGAAATTCATGAAAGACTTTGGTGCTAAAAGTGTTAAGAATGCTGAAATGGATGTTAAAAAAGACCCTAAGCTTATGGGTGAAAAGTGGAATAAACTTGACCCTGAAATAAAAGAACAAGTATATAAAGAAATAGATAAACTTTATCCTAACAATGTCGGTGGTTTTATGGGGCATGAGATTATAAAGCAATTAGGGTTACAAGATAAGTATGGAAATATAACTAAAGAATCTTGGGAAAAGGCTCGTGAGATACTAAAGACTGGTAAAATAAGCGAAGAACACGCTAGTTATTTAGCTGAAAAACCTTTAGTAGAGCCAGCACAGGAAAGAGTTGTTAAGAAAATACTTAAAGTTCAAGAAGATATAGACAAGTCAGCTGAGAAAATTAAGAGTCTACAAGAAGCGTTTGATGTAGAAAATAAGATATTCAAAGATACTGGTAAAAAGTCAGCTATGTATCTATATACATCTGAAAAGATAGGCGAGTTGTCTAATGAAATAGTTAAAAAAACAGAATTAAAAGAGCAATTAGAATTAGGAGTAAAGCCAGAAGAAATTACATCTAAAGTCCCTGAGAATCAAGACAATGCTACAGACCCAGGTGAGATTGTTAGCGATATAAGAGTAGGTAATAGAGCACAACAATTTGCAGATAAATGGCTAAAAGATTTATTCCAACTACCCGAAGTTGATATGGTTACTAAGAATGATTTAAGAACTTTAATATCAGCAAAAGTAGACAAACAATTAGTTAAAAATATAGAGCCAGGAAAAGAGCCGAATACAGAGAAAATGGCTAATGAGCTTCAAAAAGAACTAGGAGCGCCACTTTCTGCTGAAGCAAGGGGTGAGTTAAGGCAATGGCTAAACATCGCTAATAATGGCCAAAAACAGCCTCATATGCGTCTTATGTATTCTGTAGGTAAAAATGGTAAGGAGTCTTTTAGAATTGAACCTATGGTTGAAAATGTTACAAAAGCTGGTAATAAAAAGGATGCCCAAGAGCCCTTAAAAGTTTTAGAAGAAATCTATTTAAAGGAAAGTGGTGGTGAAATAGACACTAAATATGGCAATATGGCAACTGTAGACCATTTAAGTATGAAAAATACTTCGGGACATTGGAAGGATTATAAGTTATCTGATTTAAGAAAAGCAAGCCCAGAAGTTTATGATAAAGCTATTCAAAAGCTTGTCAAGAATATGAACAAAAAAGGTACTGATATGTATTTTTTTGGTGGTAGAGGTGATGCAGACAAGTTATTTTTTGTCAAATATCATCCTAAGACACAAGAAATGGCTAGAAAACTTAGCCCTACTTTAAATAAATTTATAGGGCCTAAGGGTAATAGGAAAGCTAATTATAAAAAAGCATTAAAGTTATTTAGAGAGCAATTTCCTAATTTAACAAAAGCTGAATCTAGAAAAATGTTTGATAAAGCCTTTATATCTAACATACTCTACGATATGGGGATGCAAGGGTATGATTTAAACGCATCTAATTTAAAGAAAATGTGGGGACCTAAAGATACTACAGGCTTTATAAGCAATACCCTAGATTATAATAAGCGTTTACAGATTATGCTTACTCCTGCTTGGGCAGGTAGCAAAGAATTTGCTAAAGTAGAGTTTGCTAAAGATAAGGTCTTTAAAAAACATGGTGGCTTTAGATATTCAGTAGTAAAAGATATAGAGAAGTTAAAAGAGCATGATGAAAAGCTATTTAAAGCACATGCTGATAGTTTCTTAGAAAAAACTGATGGTGCTATAATAGCTAGAGATGATGTAGTTAAATTTAACAATAAAGATGCTGGTCAGCCAGAATCTGGTCAGAATAAAGCATTTATTCTATCTCCTGATGGAGAATTAGGTGGCATGTATGGCAAGTTTATGTTCCATGATGCTGGTAAAAAGTTGTCAGAAGCTATGAAGAAAGAAGGACTGCATTATTTAATATATGAATCCTCTACTAAACAATTAGGTAAAAGAAATGTAGGGACTTATGATATATCTCCTAGAGGTAAATTTTCATTAACCGCTGATAAATACACATTAGACCCATCTCATATTAAATATAGTTATTCTGTTAAACAGCATGATAATATGTATAAACATAATCATAGAATACCTAAACAATGGTTTAGTAATTTAAATTCTAAAGTTGCTTATAAACCTATAGATAGCGAGGTAATAAATGACATATTTAATGAGACTATAGCTAAGTCATACCAAGGTGAAAGTAAATGGAATGATGCACTAGCTAGCTATAGGAAAAATCCAACAAAAGAAGGTTTAGATAAACTAATAAAGAATATAGATAAGATAGGTGTTAATGAATTATTAGAAGCTGCTAATACTAATGAGGGCACAGAGTTTTCTGATGCTGCTTTTAGAAAGTTATTAAAGATTAATAAAGAAGCTGCTTATGAAGAAGCTAGGGAGAATGGCACTAAAGAAACTGAATTAAATGAATATATCCAAGAATTAGAAGACTTTAATACTATGACTGATAGGATATTAACCCAAGCTAATAAAGTAGCTAAGCAAGCAGATATAAAAGCTGCTGCGATATATACTCATAAATGGATTAGGCCATATAGGCTAACAGTTATGAGAAATTATATAATGAATCAAATTGCTAAACCTAAGATAGGTAATTCAGCTGCGGCTAGAATGAGACCTTATGATAAAGCAATGATGATGGATTTAGATAAAGCCAATCCTTATTTAAAAGAACTTAATACTAGAGATGATATATTCTTTTTAGATAATAAATACCATGATATGCCTATAGTGACACATCTTCCTGGTAAGTTTAAGAAAACTACATTAGGAAAGTTATGGGAAGCATCTGTTAATGATAAAGGCAAGGTTGATTATAGTAAAAACTTTAAAGGATTAGAGAAAGAAGTTGAGGAAATATTTAGAGCTATGGCTATAAGAGTCCCTATGGATTCTATATCAGGAGCACACGCATTAAAATTCAGAGGATTTACTGGTAGAGGTGGCCATGGTATTTTATTGCATCCAAGAAGCATGAGAGCTTTAGGTGGTGCTGACTTAGATGCTGACGAAGCATTTGTATACTTTGGTGGAAAGAATGCTGCTGGTGTTGGTGAAGGTATGAAAAAGACTTGGAAAGATGCATTCGAAGCTAACAAAGAAGAGTATGTTCAGTATGTGACTAAGAATAAAATTGGTGGTAAATATAAGTATAAAACACCAGAAGAATTTGAAAAGCTTTCTACTAAACAAAAAGAAGCTTATGATAAATTTATACCAGACCCCAAATCTGGTCAAGTAAATAGGCCTGATGGTAAGCATAAAGGTCAGTCTATGGAAGATTTACTTACAGAAGGAGCTAGTGAGTTTTCTAAATTAGCTAAGCAATCTCAAATATATATGTATGCTCCTAGTTCTAGGTTGAAAGTATCTCAAGATGTTGTAGATAGTCGTGCTCAAATGGGTGGTGTTGTCTCTATGACTCAAACTATGAAAGCCGCTCATGATTTAATAGCTAATAAAAAAGGCAAAGTAGATACATTTAATTTTGATAATAAAGAAGGTAAGAAATGGGAAACATATCAAGTAGAAATTGAAGCTAGAACAGAAAAAGAATGGCTTGATTATGCTAGAAGGCTTACATCATCTATGACTGCTTTTACTGCTGACCCTATGGATAGCGGTGGTGTTAAACCTTATCAATTTTACTTTAAGGAACTTTATGATTCATATTTCAAAGTAAAAAATGTTAAAAAGTTTGTTAATAATAGATTGGTAGATGCTAAAGTTAAAGATTTAGATGGCTTTATGAGCAAATTTGCCAATAAAAAGTTTGACCCTATATGGAAATTAAAGAATGGAACTTTAGAAAATGTAATGAAAATGAATACATCTTTATTTGGTCAGAACTATAAAGCTGGTAGAATGTGGACAGAGAGCGAAATTAAAGAGAATACGCAGTTTATTAACGAATTTGATAGTAATACTCAGCTAACTAATATTATGGCTAAACAAGCTAGGTTGGTTAATAAATCACCTAGATGGGTTGATAATATATTTAATAAAATAGATAAGGGTAAACTAGAAAAGCTTTATACAGATATGAATCAAATGGCTAAAGACTATAAGTTTTTAGCAGGTATGATGGGCAGAACTACTTTTACAATACCTGAAAGTCGGTTTGTTAAAAAAATATTAGACTTTAGGGCTATGAGCGATAGGCAAAGAAGAAATATAGCAAATGATGAGCGAGATTTTGCAGCATTTATGAAAGGATTAAATTATACTAGGTATAAAAAAGAAACACCTGAGCAGTTTACTCAAAAAATGAAAGATTTTTCAGTTCAAGAAAGAGAAGCTGTTGTAAACGATGTCTGGATAAAAGCTCAAGACTTCGTAACTAACGATATACATCAAATGGTTAGCTTGAAAAGAATAACAGATTTATATGAAAAGAATAAAGATGTTTTAGATATAAAAACAATAGAGAAAATTTTTACCGAAGTAGAAGATGTTAAAAAGTCTAGTTATTTAATGGCTAAAGAAAGAATGGAAATAGGAGATTTAGATGCTATAAGAGACCATCATACTCCTGAAGAAATAGCTGCATATAAATTATTACTAGAAAAAGATTATAAACTTACAGAAGGCTCTTCATCATTAGACCAAGTTGCGGTAGATAAAAGAATAAAGCAATTTAAAGACGGACTCGAAACCAATGCAGAGAAAAAGCTTTATGATTATTTAATGCTAGGTTCCTACAATAGGAATGAAATGGCTAAAAGAGGGAATGTTAATCTAAACGACCCTAAATTAAAACATAACTATGTAATGAAAGGCGCTAAAACTTCATTAACTAAACTAGGTTATGCTTCTACATCTATAAGTGATACATCTATTAGAGATTATCTTAAAGATTATATGGGATTAGCTGGTAAGTCATTTAAAGCAAAAGAATCTGAGATACAAAAAGCTATAAAAGCTCTTGATAAAGCTGAAGAAGTTAGAGTAGAAGTTGATGGTCAAGATGGTAAAGTTAGATTATTTGAACCAGAGAATATCGATAAAGAATTAGTTAAGAATTCTTATGTAGAAGATTTAAGTGGTTATGAAGGTTTGGCTGCAGGTAAATTAAATCCTGAGCAAACTAAGATTGTTACTGAAATAGCTGAAAATTTAAAATATTATGCTAAAGGACACACTCTTAAGCTAAATGAAATTACTCGTGATGTTATAAAAAAAGATATAAATGTCATGGACTTACAGGATTGGAAAATATTTAATAACTTTTTAAAAGATATGAGAGCAGGAACGTTTCAACAAAGATTATTCAAAGAAGATTCTCCTGATATGAAAAGCAGATTCTGGATGATGTTCCCTAAAACAGTTAGTAAATCAATGATGAAATATGATATTGAATTTGTTAAGAAAAAAGGATTTTTCAAAACTAAATCAGGTGAATGGAAAGAAGGATGGGTTAGACAGCCTAGTTGGGCATTAGAAGGACTTCAAGATTGGAATGGAAGAATTGGAGAAAAAGCTATTGAATTAGGTGAGAAGTTAAATATAGAATTAAATTCGGTATTAAGCTTTTATACAGATGCAGTTCCAGAATATGGTGAGACTTTAAGAAGAATTGCTGTCAGGAAAATGGAACTTGGTGAGATATCTCGTATTTTTAGAAATAAAGATATTAGCCTAGAAAGAAGAAGACAACAAGCTAGGTCATATAGGGATGAATATATAAAGTCTATAGAAGGTACTACTAATCAAGTTAGAACAGCTAATCCTAAAGGCTCTGCTAAAATTGCTTTAGAGAAAACATATAATATTACAAATCCTGATGGTACTAAAGTTAAGATGAACGGCTATGAAATTGTTGATAAAATTAAAGAGACTTATACTAATATGAACAAGAAAGCTCATGAAATGATGGTTGGAAAACCAGAGGCTCTTGATAAATATAAAACAGGTAAGTTTTTTGACTTTGAAGGAAAAGAACCTGAAATAAATTGGAGATTATTTGTTAAGGATTTAGAAGCTAGATATAGAGAAGGTAAAGATTTTCCTACAGATTTAGGTATTGATGGTGTTAGACAAATAGCTCGCTCTATGCTATTAGAGTTTTTCCCTAAAAATAAAGCTGGTAATAAAGCTAAAGCTAAATTAATGAAAACAAGGCTTACTAAAACTGGACAGTTAAATTATGGCGGATATTATCCTCATATGTTTCATAGTAAAGTGCAAGTTAGAAAGTCTATGGAGGCTGCTATAAGGTCTGTAAAAGAAGACCCTAATCTAACTGAAGAAGCTAGAGATGCTCAGATAAAAGAAATTCTTATGAAAGGTCATAATATATCAGGAGATTGGATTGAGCCTGGTACCGAAATATGGGATGCATTTGAAAGAGCTGCTGGTGAGATAAATTCTAAAAAGAAAGGTGATGAATTGAAATGGTGGAACGCTAATCAGAGAATGGGTAGTATGCATTCTAGAAATAATCATATGCCTGGGTATGATATAAGCAAAAATACATATGAAGTTTATTTAAGGAATATAGCTAATACATATTTTAATCAAATAAATCAGATTTTCTCTAGACATAAGATTGAGCAATTTAGAAAAAGAGGTGAAGAATTAGGTTGGCATAAAGAAAAAACTGGTACTTATATAAACGAAGATGGTGTTAAAGTTCAGAGTAATTTACTTAGAAATTGGATGAACTTCTTAAAGCTATATGCCCAAGATGCTATGGGGAATCCTTCTATTATACCAGAAAGAATATATAACGACCCTAGTATGAAACTAAAAGGAACTCCTTATTATTGGTGGGCTGATAACAGAGTTAAAAAGAAGCTTCAAAAGATGAAAGATACTATTTTAGGTAAGAAAGCTTCTGAGTATCCAGAATTAGATAAACATTTAAATGAAATAGATTACAGTACACTGCAGAAAATATCAAATGCAGAAGCTAAATTTGAGTTAGCATCTTTACTTGCTCATCCTAAAGCTTCTGTTGGTAACATATTTGGTGGTAGTATTCATAGTATACAAAGTGCTGGACTAAAGTATTTTAAGAAAGGTAGAGATGTTTCATATCTTAATAAGATAAATCCTAAGTTAAAAACTAAAGATGATGTTGATGCTTTTGTTACTAAACATGGTGTAATTCCTGAGTTTATTTTATATCAGTTTGGTGTAGACCCTGATATGAGAGCTGCTAATGTTAAGAATTTTGCTAAAGATATAGCTAGTAAAATGGGAAAAGATGGAGATTTAGCTGAAAGTACATTAAGAGATATAGCTAAAAAGCATAATGTAAGTGAAGGTATTATGAATATTGCTGCTAAGTTTATGTCTGTTCCTGAAAGAGTTTTAAGAAGAGATGCTTTTATGGCTCACTATGTTAGGACATATGAAATGTTTGATGGTGCAATAAAGAATCCTGACCATCCATTTTTAATAGAGTTAGCAAAGAAAGGGGTTAAAGCTACTCAGTTCTTATACAATGCTCCTTATAGACCAGCATTTGCAAGAACTCAACTTGGTAAAATAATGACTCGTTTCCAACTATGGCAATGGAATGCTGTAAGATTTAGAAATGATATAGCAAGAGAAGCTAAGATATTTGGATTAAGAGCGGGTACTCCAGAATATGAAAGATTTAGAAGAACAATGCAAGCTGATTTAACAGTATTTGCCTTAGGTAATGCTTTTGCTTATTCTATATTTGATACAGCTATGCCAGCTCCTTATTCTTGGTTTCAAGATACAGCAGACTGGTTATTTGGAAATGAAAATGAAAGAGATAGGGCTTTCTTTGGTATGTGGCCTAAAGGATTAGCTCCTTTACAGTTAGTTAGTCCTCCAGCTGTGAGACATCCTCTATCTGTCATGAAATCTTTACATTCTGGAGAATGGGATAGATTTGCAGATTACCATGTTTATACACTATTTCCTTTTGGAAGGTTAGCTAAAGACTTTCTAGCACCAAATAATTTAATAGAAAACCCTATGGGGTTAGTTGATAAATGGGCTGGGTTTCCATTACAATCACTAAATAATGAATCTAAGAAAATGAGAAAAGGTAAAGGGCCTTGGTATCCATGGTCTCCTTATGGAGTAGAGAGAGAAAATGTCGGAGAATAAAAAAACTAGTAAAGAGTTATTAAATCTAGCTGCTGGTATCGGTGGTGCAGCTTATACAGCAAAAGCTATTCCTATGAGAAGAGTTGCTGATTATATGCATAATTATTTAGATGGTTACTATGGTCCAGGTGTTAATGATTGGCAAAAGACTCAATTAATGGGAAGAGAAGCTGCTAAAGCTAGTCGAAGATTTGCTTATAATTCATTATTAGACCCTGTTGAGGTATTAGCTTACGATAAAACAGGTATACCTCCTCAATTGCATAGAAGATACTTAGCAGCTGAAAAAGAAATAGCAAGAATTACTGATAAGTATATATTTGGTGGCATGAGCTTTGATGACGCTAAAAATCAAATAAGAAATATTGAAAAACAAGTTCATTTTAAACTTACTAATGACTTTTCTAATGCTCATATGTTCAGACAAAAGCCTCAGAATGCTTTATCAGATTATGCTAGTAAATATGTGAAAAAGAGTAATGCAGGAGATTTTTATAAAAATGCAGGAGGTAACAATATAGGGAGATATACTTTAAAGCAATGGAATCTTCCAAGTTCAAAAAATGTATTATTTTTAAAATATGCAACTCCAGCATGGGCTGATGTTGTAAGAGGTGCTCAATTTGATAGTAGATTCTATAAAGCTATGACAACATTAAAGAATCACAAAGGTAATTTAGAAATGGCTGTTGAAAAAATAAATGCCTTAACTAGAAAAGATTATTTTGAGCCAAAGGCAACAATTAGAGATGGAAGACTTGTTTTTCAAACTAGTCCTCGCTGGAAATCTAATTTTGATTGGGGTGGATATAATGCTGTAGGCTCTTGGAATCCTGCTGATAGAGATAAAATAAGAATTATAGCTACTGATAAAAGAGATGTTATAGGTGGCTTTAAAGGTGGTGGCAGGGATGCTATTAATTATGTAGATTCTAAGAAAATAACAATTAATGAGGCTACTAGAAAAATTAAAGAAGCTACTAACGACCCTACTTTAAAACTTGAAAAGAAAAAAGAATATGCACCTAGAAGATATGACCCTGTTTATAGACAAGAAAAAGCAAAAAGCTTAAGAGTTGGTGGTACTAAAAATATGTTAAAAAGTGAAATGGCCACAGCTATGAATAAATATAATAAAGAATACTTTAGTTGGAATAAGGTTCTTAAAAACCCTTTATCTAAAAGCTCTAAAACAGCCCTAGCTAAGGTAGCTCCATATGTGTTAAGAAGAGCAGGATTAGCTGGTTTAGTAGGTTATGGTGGATATAAAGCCTATAATTGGATTAAAGACCGCTCGTAACCATGGTACTAAAAAGTAAAAAGAAGAGGCTATTATTTAGCCTCCTCCTTGTTCTTTTCCTTGCTTTTCAACTCTTTTTCATGTTCCTCAATCTTTTTAGTTAGGAATGCTTCAAATTTGTCTTTCTTTTTAAGGAACTCTGCTAGCATCATTACTAGGTTTTCTAGTCCTGCTATATTCTGATTTAACTTATTGACCTCTTGAAATAAATAACCCATTCCTCCTTCAACTTCGTTAACTCTATTTTGTAGAACTTTTCTTGGATTTTGATTTCCGCTTTTTTGTTTTGCCACGTGGCCTCCCCTTTGGCTTTTCATAGCCAAATATCATATTGTTTAATTGTCTAAAAATACCTCTGACTGCTCTTAAATCTGTACTCATTTGCTCTCCTTTGTCGCAAATTCAGGAGGAGGAGAGAATCCTTTATCCTTGTTTTTAAAAGCCGTCCATGGCATTATATACTCATCAAAGAACTTACATAGTTTTCTATAAGCACCTGTAGCATACATATCATCTATTCCATTGTTATATCCATGTCTATAGCCTCTTCTATAACCTCTTTCTGCAGCATGCCCTTCTTTAGAAAAGTCCATTTCCATAAATTCATCTAAAGATTTTACTTTTAATGGCTTTATTTCTTCTATTATTATCTTACCGTTGTCTTCTCTTATATTAACATCTTGAGATATTTTCCAACCTAACTTATCTCTCCATAGTTCTTCTGGAATATTAATATGAGATTTTTGACCGTTTCTTAACATTATTTTCATTTTATTAACCCCTTTTCTTTTAACATTTTAATTCTCTCTCTTAATACCTTTTGCTTTTTAAAGTTCTGATATTTACGATGTTTTCTTTTTTCTACCATTAATGCTATCTGCTCTTTAGTTTTTCCTTTTCTAGAACCAGATTTAAATAAGATTTGATTTGAATTGTATATTTTTGATATCATTTTAACGATTTCTTTATTATTTTACCAAAGTTGTCATAACAAGCCTGTCTTTGCTCGTTAATCTTCTTAAGTCTCATTTTAAGCCTTATTTGGTCTGTTAAAGGAGGTTTTTCTTCTTTTAAAGGTAACCCCTTATTAACAATACTTTGTAGCCTTATAACCTCATTTGTGAGCTGTTGATTCATTTCCCATATTTCAGCTATATAAGCTTCTGCTTTAATTCTTTGTCTATGCTCAAACGCATATTCTTCTTCCAAACTACATTTGGTCTTCAAGTCTTTCTTCATCTTTTACCTTAAATAATTTAAAAAACATACTCTGTTGCCCCCAAGGAGTGTTAAACGCCCAAAGCTCTAAAGTGTGGCTTTTACCATTTACTTTAAAGTTAGTAGACCATCCTGGTTTAATGGTTGCGAAATTACCATTCTTAGTTTCCGCACCTCTCCATTTACCAGTTTCTGGGTCTGGTTTATATGCTTTAGTGTCTTTCCTTGCGAATCCGCTGCTTACTAGTTCTTTCATTCCATCTCCTTAGCCAAGCTTCTGATATACCTTCGCTGACGAAACCAAGGTCTATCTTACCATATTTTTTCTGTATGTAATTCCTTAACTTTAATTCGGCTATTTTTGCCTTTTTTTCTTTTGACGACATTCTTTTTTTTATCCTTCTGAGAGAACCTCCCAGATATATCCTGTCAATTTTCAGCGTATCCACATTGAGTACACTGATAGTGACAATCGTGAACATATACCATTTGTCCACATGAAAAACATTGTTTGGTTTCTATCATAAGGACTCTAAATATACTAAATAAATACCATATATAGCAAGTACAAAAGTTAGGTTTTAAAGGTCATAAAGGAATAAACGATATATGTATCGGATAAAACAACCCCCTATAGCTCACGCATCAAGGTTCCTAACTTTTATAAGATGGTTATCAAGCATCCTAGTACTTACTAATTTAATGGGGAATATCTTTTCGACGAGATTTCAACTTAATTAATCAAAACTATTATAGTTAATTGTTATATAAGTTAGCTATTCCCCAAATCTAGAATATATATCTTACTTTTTGCCATGGTAAATTATTTTCATGTACACTTAAAAAGCTATTTATAAACTCTCTTTTTAATTTATACTTATACCGTATATTCTTATTGCCATATTGAGATATCTTAGTTTCTTGTATACTAGGTTTCCATAGCAATTTTTCTATTTCTTTATTATTCATTATATGCATTTTCTTACTATGTGTCAAAAATATACATTCTGCTTTGACCTTATCTTTTATCGAATCATCGACGATTTCGTTTATTATTTTAAACAATTTCTTATAATCATCCAAGTAATTTTCGTAGACAATAATAGGTGAATAGTTTAAATGTACATCGTAACCTGCTTCATAAAAGTCATTTACTGCTTTTATTCTTTTAATGATTTTGCTTGTTCCTGGTTCTACTTTATCTGCTATAATTTGTGGCATTAAACTAAATCTAATCCTTACTTTTCTATTAGCATTATAACTTAGTAAATTCTTATTAACATATTTAGTTGCAGCAGTCCCCATTGCTTTGTCATTATATTTAAAATAGTCAAATAGCTTTTCCCATTCATGATATTTAGCATGTAAAACATAGTCTTCATTACAACTAAAGTCATACGTATAGTATTTACTATGTGTTTGATTAGGTTTTTTAGGCCAGTCTAATAGCCATAGATGTCTATCTAAGTTATCTAGTATTTCATTAGTATTTTCTGCTATAGTAAGGCCATTAGGTAAATGTCTACGCATATAGCAATAACTACATCTATATAAACATCCAAATCCAAAACTAGGTGTTATAAAGTCACTACTTCTACCCGATTCTCTTATTGCCATAGACTTTCTATCTACGTATTTCATCTTTCCTCCTTTATTTAAAGTTGCCTATGCTCGGTAGCCCTATTCCATGCTGACAGGAGACTCACTAGGCAACTTATTTATTAAAACATCTCTGATTTTGCTAATTTTCTGAGGACATATTTAGATACATCTTCAGGTAATTTAGCAAGACATTTTAACAGAGTTTTATAATCTTTATCTGTTAAAGGGCCTTTTCTTGTATTACATCTACCACATACTATGTGAAGATTCTTAATAATTGAACCCCCACCCATACTAAGAGGGATGATGTGGTCACAAGCCATATTGCTGACAACCAAAGTCTGGTCACAATATACGCATGTTCTCCCATAAGATTTATACAGTAACTTTCTAAGCTCCGTAAGTGATACTTTAAATTCGACTTCATATTCTCTACTCCTTCTCTTTAATGAGGACTTGAGAGTCGAAGACTTTTTCATCATCCTATGATATATCTTCTTAGAATGGTTTTTATGAATAGGAAGGAGCTTCTTCATATAAAGCTCCTCCCAGTTCACTTGTTGTTTTCTCCTAGTTTTCTTCAATTTGGTACTCAGCGTGTTTACCATTAGGATTTAGATTGACAATATTATAACTTTTGCCTTTATATCCATTTCTTAATGTATGTATTATCGCACCGAGCCTCATTGTATGGTAGCTTCGATAAGCTTCCATAGGAGTCAACTTTAATCCGCTAAGCAGATGCCGCAGGACCCTTACTGTCTTCGATTCTCTCGACATAACCACCCCTTCTTTTACCTAAGTGAATATCCATCTCCAACTTCCATATACTAAACATAAGCACGACCCCTTTAGTTACGTTAGTATCTAGGAATCTAATCCCTAAACCAAATAACTTAAGTATTCTTACGTAGTACATAGATTCATCTCTATATATCCACATTAATAATCCTGGTTTTATCATGTTGTTACCCTCCTGAATCTAAATGAAGGCTGCCAAGCAATTTCAGCATCAAACAATTCTCCATCTGTATTCTTGTATAAATGTACAGATTTAACGTCATTATTTGCTTGCCCATTCAACCCAATAACTTTACGACTGGCATTCTCTATTGCACCTGAACCTTTACCTGCATACAGGTCTAATGCCTCGTTTCGGCTGTAATCTCTACTCACCTGACTTATTTGTATTATGATAATATCCATGTTTACTGCTAGATTAGAAAGATAATGAGAAACTTGTTTAATTTGCTCATATTCACCCATATAACGTCCATTTGTGCTTATTAAGTCGATATAGTCGACAACTACGACGGCTGGTTGAATCTCTCTAACTTTATTTTGTATTTGTTCTAGATTAGGAGCAACAGTTTGTATAACTAAATGATTTATTTTATCCTTATGGAGCTCATAAATCTCTTCAAAGTTATTTGTTACTTGGTCCTTATCCAGTCCACTTGCAATTTGCATATTCCTTCTATGCATATACCAAGCTGATAGCTCTAATGATAGATATAAACAAGGTATTTGGCTTGATACATCTATTTTGTCATTAACAAAGTCAACGCCTAATGCTAGATTCTGAGCAAATGTAGTTTTACCTGAACCCGTTGGTCCAAATATAGTTACTAATTCACCTGGGTATATCTCGCAATCAGCACTAACTCCTAACATTTTAGCTACATTAATTGTTTTGCCGCTAAAATCTGTTGTTAATCGTTCTTTAAGGTCAGCTTGTAAATCATCTGCATTTTTAACATCAATGAGATAATCTTTTCTTTTGAAATAAATACACTTTGTCTGGCAATGTTCGTGCATTATAGAGTCTTGACATCCATATCTATAGCCTCTATTGTATGTATACTCTACTTTCTCGACAACTTCATTTTCATTTAATGAGTTGTTGTTCCAGTGTAATATCATAGCTTTGGCATATTCTGATGGAATACCGTTTCTTCTTGCATGAGAAGCTATTCGCATTAGCGTTTGATTTCTGTTGCCTTCTTGAGGCCCCACATTTAACATTCTTTGAACGCATGGAACTACTTCTGTTGGTTCAGAAACTTTTCTTGACTCTTGTATTCTAGGAGCTTCTTTGACGACATACTGTTCTAGCTCTCCATCTGCTATTTTCTCTTCATAAGCAAAGCCTAGTCTGGCTTTTTGTGCTAGTTCTAAAATATTGATATCTGTATTAAATAGCTCATGTATTGTTATTGGAATTTTGTATAAGTTTGTTTTCTTATTTATTGTATGAGCAACACGGTATATACCTGTTCTCATAAATATGCTATTATCTACTTCTGGAAATATTTTAGCTATAGTGTTTTTGACAATGTAATGAGTGTTGTCACTAACCACAAAATTAAAACAATGATTAGGGATAACAATATGGTACCCACTGCCTGAAAAATAACATTGGATAGACTTGTGTGAGACATCAAACTCTTCAAGTTTGACCACAACTCCAATAGCTTTTTGCCGAGTGTATTCATCTGAACTATCTCCTTTATCTACATCCAATATAATATTATCTATACCTCTTTTCCCAAAGTAATTTTTGAGACCACCATTATTCCTTGCATAATCACACGCTTCTTTATCGTATAAATATATACTTCTAAATAAAGGCTCTTGAGGATTGATGTATTTTAGTAAGTCTTTTTTGAGAATCAGGGAGCCACGATTTCTCGGACTCCCTTGTGCTATCTCTATATAGTCCACTACATATTTCCAAGAGCGTCAGAGCCAAATACCTCTTCCATCTCTTCAATAGTCTTCTCTTGAACTGATTTAGTCTCTACGGGAGCTTCCTTGAGGTATCCCTTTCCTCTAAGCCAATTCATATCATCTTCAAGCGACTTTCTGCCGTCTGTAGAATTAAGATTGATTTTGTGGTGAACTCTTGTATAAACCTTTCCATCTGGCTGTTTAGGTTTTTCTTTATAAACATATGCCAAATATGGAAACTCTGTTGGTGTAGCATCTATTCCCTCAGCATGATTATCAGTTAAATATTCAGCGATATTCTTTATGGGTTGTCCGTCTTCTGTTTCCCAAGTGCCCTTGGCATTGACTCCTGCTTTAACACCAACTATATCAAAGAAATGATATAATCTATTTAAAACTGAGCCACCACTAACGGAGCCATCTGGTCCTTTATCTAAAGAACCTGATATCCTGATTGACTTAGTATAATCACTGCCTTTTTGCTTTATAGTTATATCTAGATAGATATCTGCCCAATCATATTGAGCACTTTTATCTTTGAAATCTAGAATTGCTATATCGCAAATTCCATAATAATTTGTATGTGATGTACTACTTTTCAGATTTGCTGGTTTTACTAACGCCATCTTTTTTCTCCTTCTTATAAATTAAGTTCCATTCGAATTCAACTATTTGACCTTTTAAGTGTTCGCATCTACTTCCTGCCTCTACAGCTTCATTAGATTTGAATGACACCATCAGTTTTTCTTCTTCTCTATGTACATATCCTATTGCATCGCAATCAGACATTATCATATTCTTTAGTTTTCCTGTGATATCTAAACTTTCAGGTTCTACTATTGCTTTACCATCTACAATTGCTCTAGCTACTTTTCTATGTCCTACAACAATTAAATGGTCAACACAATCCTTTAGATTATGGATTGTATTCATTACTTTTTCTCTTACTAAGGCATAACCCTTACCAAATGATAAATCAGCGATAGAAGGCACTTCATACTCTCGACAGACTGCTTTTTCAGCCCAGTCTACTATTTTATCTATAGTGTCTATAGCAAAGTATTTGTAATCGTGCCCATCTTTAGCTTCTTTAACTAAATTGATAAGTTCTTGCCTGTTATTTACTTTGTGGATGTAGCCTTCAATCATGCTACTACCGCTTTCCGTATCAATAATTAGACAATCGTCTAATTTACTAAGCATAGTAGTTTTACCGACCTTGGGTGGTCCGTATAAAAGTAATATACCTGGATTTATCGACACGGGTTTACTCTTGACTTTTTTTAATGCCATTTTCTACCTCGTTTTATTTAATTTGACGACCAATAAATATACTATTCATCATTATCAAAGACAAGCTTTATTTTATAACTATTAGCCACTTTTTTCATAAGAATTGTAGTATAATATTTCTTGTCGGATGTCATTTCGTCTAATGCAAAAGAACACATATAATCTAAAGCATCTATGCATTCTTTTTTGGTTACTTTATTTATCATCTATAGTCCTCCACAATTTCCCATTCATCTGTATGGTCATCTATATCATATGAATTTAGAAAGAACCCATTTCCACTTAAATTATTTGGAGGTGTGTCATAAGTTCCATCATTTAAGTATACTCTGTAGAATTCATGTCCAGACTCATCGTGATAAACATCTATGATTACTTTTTCTTTCTTCATACTTCAGCCTCGAATGAGCAATATTCAGTCTCTTTTAGGCATTTTAATATCTTTCTACCTAATAGTAATCTTGCATACCACTCTAATAGATGTTGATTTTCTCTTCTATCTTTAGTTCCGAGACTTTTCATAAGCATTTCATCGTTATATCCAGCATTTTCTTTGAAAAACTTATCTAATTTCCTTACCCAACCCATTAGTTCTCTTTTACATTTAGCAATTCCTTTTTCTACATCTTTTATTTGACTATCATCAAAATGATATTGTAAATAAGCACAATGTCCATCTGAACCAAAGAAATCAGCATCATTACTCGCTTGAATTCCAAACCAGAATTTACCTTCTATGTCGCCATTATAATATCTTCCCATCTTTTCTTACTCCTTATCTTTAATTCTGCCATAACTATCAATAAAACTTGATTGACTGCCAATCCAAAATTCACAACCATCTTTTTTCATTCTTTCTACACCTTCTTCGGTTAGTAGCATTGTGGACCATTGTGAATATATGTTTATTCTATATTTATAGCGTTTTCGTTTAACTTTTTTCATAGTTACCTCGTTAATATTTAAGAGCATAACCTACTCGAATTACTGCAGTAATACTTTCGACGATAGCTGCTTACCACGTGTCCTTGTTCGTGGGCCTTCATATCTATTATGCTCTCAATTATTTATGCTGCTACCCAGTTACATAATCCATCTACTATAGATGCATTATGATTATAGGATGCAATTGTAGGTTTTTCCTTATGCCATAACTCGTCTGTCGCTGCATTAAGGAACTGCCAACCATTTTGTTCTTCTTTATGGAGAAATCTATCTACTATAGAGCCCCATAATTGTGTAGGAGTGTCGT